GCTCTTCGATCTGAGGATATAATAGTATAGATCAATAAATGGGGTGTCCAGGCGATCGATACGACCATGTGCTTGTTCCCAGTATTTGTATGAATATGTAAGGGAATAGAAGACGATTGTATCGGTCTCTGTACAATTCCATCCCTCAGCACCAGCCACATATTGCACCAGATAGAGCCATCGGTTCCCAGTAGGAATCTCTTCGTGTTTATGACCATTCCACTCAGCCACCTTAATTTCATTACCCAGACCACGAAGAATCTCGAGCTCATAATCGAAGTTGTAGAAGACTACCATCTTGTCGTGCTCTTCCATCAACTCTCGAATCGCCCGAACACGCGCAGGATCACTGTTGACCACTCGCCGCATGACAGCGAAGAGCTCAGCAATATCACGGATAGGCTTGTTCTTGTAGATATGCCAGCGATTCTTGATGACGTTATTTAACAACGCTTCATTATAACCAACGACCTTAGTGATTGAGTGTCGTACTGTCGGCTTCTCGTACGGCATGTGTACGAGTAATTTGTTTCTCAGTTTTCCTAGCTTACCCTCGCCTAAGTATCTCTGAACTTTAGGGAATTTAGAATACGGCGAATAAACGATGTGTTCATGTTTGAAATGTGTTCTGTTCTTATAGAATCCATTGGCAACGAATACGGGTATATAGTCAAGCCATGTATCTCCGGGGGTTGCAGATAAGAGGATCCAGCGGTTGGATCTAGCGATTTTGAGGAAGGATCGTACCCAATGTCCACTACCCACCAATCTTTGTTCATCGAATATAAAGAAAGCGTCTTTAACATCCCCATATTTGGCGATATTGTTCCAGCTATCAACTGTAAGAATTCCGTGAAGGGTAGCTTCGGGTTCTCCACCAACCACGATACCCGCAAACTCCCCTTCCCAATCTTTGCTGTCTCGCTTTTTGGCTGTGGTGATAACATAGACATCTTTATGTCGGTGCTCCGTTTCATAATAGGCTACGGCTACTCGAGACTTACCCGAGCCAACGCCACCCCATAATATCTTTCCATCCGCCAGCTTTTCTAGTGCTTTTTGCTGATGTGGTTTTAACTCCATATCTACTTTCGAAAAAATAAACTGGGTGTATAAGAAGCGAGTGGGGGCTCTCTAGACTGGCCGTCGCAGAGGAACCCCCACCCTATCCCTCGGTCGCGGCGCAGTTGAAGGTGCTGCATCCTCATAGTAGAGATAGACATCTAAAATGAGGGACCAGAGGGAATCTTATTTCGTCAGTTCGTACTTACGAGAATGATAGGATCCTTCGTGAATCATTCCCTGAGGCGTGATCTCCCAACCATCGAGAATAAGTTGCTGAATCTCTCGATGCATGGCTTCCTCGTTGACAATCTTCGACAATTCTCCATCCGAGCGTTGCCAGCTACCGAGACTGATCTTTCTAAATATGATGTGGGACATTTCACCTCCTTAAAGGGGCGGACGGGGGTGCTAGGAGAGTGGGGACACCCCCGCCCTATCTCTGAGAAGTTCCCCGGCTTCAGCATCTGCGGCAACACCGAAGCGGTCTCTCAGAGAATCTTCCATTTAATCCAGTAATACATCATAGATAGTCGCAAATATGAGAACCATAAACGAGGACTTGGAGTGTATGGTTTAAGTGGTTTTTCAAGCCTCATCGTTTATTTCTTCTTTTTCGCTTGGCTAGCTTTAATCGCTCGCCCCTGTTTGGCTGCTTTTGCTTTTGAGGAGTACGTCTTGCCCTTTTTGCCATACCTGTATCCGCCTCTAACCCTCCGAACCGGGGACATTCCTTCTCTCCAATTCTTCTTCTCGTTCTTGTCTGCGGAGCTTATCCTCTTTTCTCCATCTACGCCAGCTCTTGAAATAATGAGCGGCTAGAAGGATCCAAAGAAAGAAAAGTCCGACCCAAAGAATTTCAGACATGTCTCTGGTAGTGAAGATTACATAGATCCAGAACAAGATCAAAGCCAACCATACTGCGATCATTTCTCACTGTCCATCTCCGTCCGCAACTCAGCGGCCTGTGTGTTGAAATCATCCCTACGAGTTTTCAGACTTCCGGCCATGCTACGCAACTCAGCGATAAGCTTACTATCACTTCTCAACATATCTACGAGATCTTCAGTATGGTCAAGCCAGTCATCGATTCCCTTTGCTCGTGCCTCGAGCGCAATAGCGTCAGCTTCTCGCCAATTGGCATTAATAGTATGAGACGCGTCTGTCAAATTTCCCTCCTAGGTTAATAAGGTGGGTGAGCCTACTCGGGCCCATCGATATCTCACCCCGCATGCTTTGTATAGCCCGATACGACGCCCGCATGCCTTCTCCGGAGATCAACCGCCAGGTGCAGACGGCTCAGGAAGTGGCGCTACGTCGATGCCTTCCCGGATGAGGAGGCTACGCAGTTCCACCTTGTCGTCTCGGGTCAACGCTCGAAACTCAGCGATCTCGACCTTCCTACCGTAGGGCTCACTTGCAAAGAACTCACGGCAGGCACGAACGAAGCTAGGCTGCTCCTCCGTGGACATTACATCACCTCCTCTTCGAAAAATAAAAAAGAAGAGTCTGCTGGTATGGTTTTCTGTCCCAGGTCAGTTAGTCACACTTTACCCTGCACTCGCAAGTACAGGAGCATGATTACTCTTCTATTATACTACGTGTTATTTCTGCGATCTGATCAGTCCTCTTCGACTAGATCGAAATTAGCCTGAAATGCCTTAGTCGTATAGACCTTGTAACCACGCTCCGTGTAGAGAATCCAATCTCCCACGAAAGCCTTCGTCTGCCGAGGGTTCTTAGGATTGTGAACCCGTACGTGGATATACTGCTTAGTAGGCTGCACGGGCGCCGACCTATCAACGGGAGAGTCGTCGATGTTACCGATCTCACCGAAACACCACCGTGCGATATCTTCAAAATTCTGTTCGGTTACCTGAACAGCATCCACGAATAGAGGCTTACGAACATACTTTGCGGTAATACTAGTATTTTCCATGAGTCCTATTCGTTTCGGTTTCGAGTTATACCAAGGAAATATCCAAACGCGATACTGATCAGAACGATAATTGCGGTAACAACGATTGTTGCTACCATCATTAGCTGGTGTGCATTTCTGAGTACTTCTGCTCAAGAGCATCTTCTTCAATCGTTACGTAAATGCTCTGCAGGTAAGCTTTGATTCCAGTCTTATCGTTGACGTTCCATGCATAGGGGCGAACAATCAAATCAACATTGATGATATCTGCCCAGTCGAGCATTTCGACCGAATCTTCGTCGAGATTCGTACGACCACGTGATGTGATCAAGACAATTCTAGGAGGACGGCCTTTGAAATTCACGGAAACCGGAAGATAAGCCTGAGGAGTTTCACCTTCCTCTTCACCTTCGCGGGGATTCAACCATTTAACGTTCCAATCGTCTTCTGCCATTGCCTTAGCAACAGTATCATCGAGTAGAACGGCGAAATTACGATCCCCTTCGCGATTAAACTGACCTTCCTTTCCGGAGAAATTCCGAAAAATAATCCGAACGCCTTCCATCATAACGGTGTTATCTGGTTGTGGCATATCCTCTCCTCTAGCTTACGAAATCTTGGAAGGAGCCAAACTCTTCAATAGTACTAATGGCGGCTAATTTCAACTTATCAAAATATGCCATATCAATTTGAAGGTCCGGCATAGATTGAGCGATTTCAGCTTCAATCCATCTATGGCCTTTCGTACCTGCTACCGCGTAGTATCGGTCATCCTTGACGCGATAGAGCGTCCCCCCACCTTCCAGAACAGGGACAAACCTACCAGTCCGACCAAGGTGGCGCATACTGCGATACGAGAGTTCGTCATCTTTCGTGTGTTCCTCTCTATCAAGGTACATTGTTCCCTGCGTTACGTTCTTACTTTCGCAGTAGTCATTAAATTCGATCTTTTCACCAGAGAACAACGTTTTGAATATATACGGATGTTGAAACTGAGATCCTACTGCTATCCACTTACCATCTTTTCGAGCAATATACACCGCATCATTAACAAGACAGAATTTCTCAAATGTGGTTTCATGCTCGAACTCGTAACCATATTTCTTCCCATGCTTGATTACAAAAGCAATCTGTGCTTTCGTCGCCCCGGGGATTTTTACAGAATCTGTCTTAATGTGTACGACAGAATATCCCTTTTTTTGTAGATCGTTCTTCAGATCGATCATATAGAGGGCGCCACGCTTGGCAACGATATTGTCTTTATTACGATTATCTCGAAATGGATTGGGGAAACTAGCCGAAGTCAATCCATAGACCGTATTGATTACGATCTTGAGAGCGTACGCCAGCGCTTCAGAAGAGCGGGGGTTATCCTCAGCATTAACAAGAAACTTTTTGAGTTTGCCTCCAAGTACGGAACGCGCTGTTTTGTAGTCCTTATTCTTAATTGCCATTCGTGCATTTTTAAGATCTGAGAAATTCCGAGTATATTTTCCGAACAGGTTGAGCAATTCAATACTGGTCGGATGCATACTCGCCACGTCCAGAAGGGCGACTTGTTCGTAGATCCCGGGTTCAGCGTAGACGTAGCCTCCCTCTCCAGGATCTTCACCTCGATAGGAACTCTTTCCGGCGTCGAATTTGTATCCATCAAATTCCTCACTCAGGTCTGTATATTGGAAAAATTGTTGTGGGTTTTTATCATCACCAAATATGATCTTCGCAGTATGTCGCTGCGTTGTATCATTAACAGTTAACCCACTAAGTTCAGCTAAGATTTGCCTAGCGACGAAATCCTCCCAACGATCTTCTAGCACAGCTTCCGTTGCTCGAACATCGTTGACACAATATTCGACGACCCGTGCCCAGTCTTTTGGATCTACGGGCTCATCTAATGGAAAATCCAATTCCATATGATGGATGCCGAGATCAATCTCAAATTTCTTCAAGCCCTGTTTGATAGAGCTGAAGTCCCAAACATCGGCATAAGAAAGATTATAGGCTTGAGCGAACATAGCATTACGATTATTGTCAATGACTATCTTTCGTGTGAGATCGTATAGCTGTTGAACGCTGTAACCCAAGGAGGCAGCATAGAGAATATGATTATCATAACGACGATTGTAGAATCCTACTATTTTCAGCTTTAATAGGTCGTCAACTTCCTCCTTTGTTGGGTTGATCATACGTACAACGGTATCGTCTCCACGGAATTTCCAGCAAATAACAAACAGATTCTGATATACTTCGATGTCAAATATAACCATCCGGTCGTCATCCACTTCAACGACAGGATCTGATTCAAGCTCGCCTTCAGAGGCGAACTTCATTGTCTTGACAACCTTCAGGCAAGTGGAAGCTTGATTTGTGCTGTTATTAGCAAATGCTAGAATCCGTGGTCTTAAATCATTGACGTCGAACTTTAGTCCATCCTCATACGCTTCTTCAAGGATATGATGTATGAAGTCAATAGATGGTTTTGTTCCTGGATGAATCTCTTTCTTGAGATTTCGCTCGATTAGTTCTCGTAGGCCCTTTTCGCTTGTAATAGTCTTAGCCTTAAGCATCTTCTCCTTCTTCGGCTTAAGTGGGAGCCCACTACTAATCGATGCGATTGGCACCGAATTACACCGAGATAGTTTACGACGAAGTGAGGCATCATCTCTAAACGTCTTAATTTCAATGCCGTCAGAATATATGTTTGCTAGTTCGGTGCGATCTCCCTCATAGGTATAATGAAGATGAACACCTTTACCAGATTTGCTCAATTCTGCATACGTTGGAGGCCATCTAGATGCAGCCTCGAGGTTCCGCTCGAGACTGGTGGCCTTGCCGTTTATCTCTTTGAGATCGAAGTCTATAACGATGTGTTTATCAGGAACACGAATCCAATGCAACTTGGACGTATCAATATCTAAAAGTGTAGATTTGACATTTGCCCACTTACGGGTGGGTAATCCGTCCTTACCCGCGAGCTGTGCAGGTTGGCTTCCAAACTCGACATCGAGCAAGGATTCAACATCATCCATAACCAAGGAATAGGCTCGCAGTTCGTCGTCTGTTTCCTTGGGGATCTTGAATTTCTCTGCATTAAAGCCATAATATACACTTCGAACGCGCCTGTCATCAATTCGATCACGATCCTTAAACTCGTCGAAATAATTACGGAGCTCTTCTCTAATTTTGTATCTTGGACGAGGCTTATCGATTCCACTCTCGGCACAGAACTGCAAATATAACGCATACGCTTGTTCGAGCGTGGTGTAGTTCTGCTCTTTGAATATGTCGTAGTACGCTTCGATATAGTTGAAGAATACATCTGTCTGGAGCATCATCTCGAGCGGGCGATACCCATTGTAGTAGTTCTTACCCATTTCTAAATATACTCTCTGACAGTGCGCCGCAATTGCTCCCAGCTCGAACTCGATCTGACTGATCAAGGTGTTATAGTGCCGGACCGGAATCCTTACACCCGTCGGATGAATATCAATCAATCTACGAATGATCCCCGACTTGGCGTCCGAGATCTTCACCGGCTGATTCGAGCCGACAAATAAGAGAGCTTCTGATCGAGCTGTGTAACTCGGCTTGAATTTCTCGTTCATCGTCATTAATTCGTGCGAGACGATAGAGTTCAAGCGAGTGTTGTCTTCCAATCTGGAGAGATCACCGTCGTGCTGAATAGCCACGAGGGGGTTGTTTCGGAAAACCTCGGTGGCAAAGTTACTGTCCGAACGTCCTAACGCTTTCCCATCAAAGGACGTGGTGTAACCTTCGAACAATTTCTCCAGGATATTCAGTATAGTGGACTTACCGGATCCAGCGGGACCGTAGAATACGAAGAACTTTTGAATTTTCTTCGAGTCTCCAGCTACGATGGATCCGATAGCCCATTCAATTTTAGCTCGCTCTTCTACCGAATATAACGTTCCCACGAGCTCGTCCCAAGCAGAGATGTCCCCATTCTCCAACGGATATGGTAGTGTCTTACTCGCGTAATCCGTCTTCTTTACTTCAGAGTTTGAGAACAGAATCTTGGAATCGAGAGAATGAACATTATCACTGACATTGGCCAGGAATTGCCTAAAGCGTGTCCAAGAACGACTGTTAAAGGACCGCATAGACTTTACTACAGGAGTTAATCCTTTTTCCATTCCTAGTCTTTTGGCTTCAATATCTAAATGTTCGTCCACCAATCGTTGAACATCATACTCGTCACGAGACCAAAACCCTTTAGCTTCATCCCAGATAGCATAAAAGGTTCGTCCTTGAACCATCAGATCCTTGGAACGGCCGACGATGAATTCTGGATATACCTCCAGCTTCTTATCCTTCGTCTCTTTAGAGAGGATCTGATAAAAATCCATCAGACCTCCTAACCCATTCCGTCCAACTCCAGCACGTACTCTTGCATTTGATACCAGATTTCTACTTTGGTTTGATCTTTGAGGGTTTGTTTCAACGGGAAGAATCCACCCTGGCCGTTTGGTTCGTAATTTCTCCAGATAAGGTCATCGAGAACTTCTCTGATGTATTCTACCTTTTTGTCTGACAAAGGATCGGAGGCTTTATTCAAGCCAATGTTCTTGATGAGTTTCCATGCCCAAAGTTCTGCTGCTTCGCCGGTTTGGAATGCGACTCGTCGGCTGAGAGCAACAGTCACCTCGAGAACAGAGACCAAGTCAAGACTCAGCTCGCCTCTTCTACCCTTATAAACAAATCTGAAGAAATCTTGGCGTAGGTGTCTACCCTCTTCTACACGATTGTAGTCGTTGGGAACGAACCAGGTGAATTCTGTATTGTGCATGATCTCAAAGAGACCCAGAAATTCCTTCTGTGGTCCTACTTTGATTTGCGAGATCAACCACTCGTAATATTCAACATCAATCGGATTCGGGTTCGGGGGCATCATCTAGTCCTTGCACTTCTACCTCAAAACTTTTCTGAATGCGGCAGATTTCATACTCCATTTCGAGATGGGGATTACGCACGTACACTACATTGTAATCATCACTACCATGGCCGAATCGACTTAGCGTACTCGCACCGACAAGACTCTCCACATTAGGAATCTTGGTATCATCTACATCGGCAAGCACTTCATCGAGTTCGTAATATGTCAGAGTTACCTGTGGGAATTCACTTTCGTTAACCATAAACTCATCCTGGTGGATGATATATGGATAGTTTGGTGTTCTTTGACCGAGCTCCATAGGATAACTCCAACCAGCGTCCTTATCCTTTTCCTCGACTTCCCTCTCAGGAGCAACTACTTCGAGAGGAGGCGGAACAGGTTCAGGCTCTTTCACTGGCACAGGAGCAGGTAGAGGCCTAGACTTTGGCTCGTCTGTCTCATAGCCTCTTTCTACGACAATGTTTTCGAGCTCAGGCTTTTGCGTTCGGCCGTAGTACTCTCGAATTCTCTGAAGCTCTTCTTCACTAGCTTCAAAAGCTTCCGCTCGGATTTTCTCTCGGTTATACCGATATCCGATATAGAATCCAATCCCTACCCCGACAGCAAGACCACCGAGCAGAAACCCGATGGCCTTTGTGTCGAGCGTCCTTACGGCCGCAGCCGCCTCTTCGAGATTATCAGCTACCTCTTCCACTACTAGCTCTCCTGCTGTCGCCATGGCAATCTCCCTTTACTATCTTCGAACTCAATTCTGTCGTAAACAATGCCATCGACATTAAAATCGAGTAGAATAGCCCCTTCGAAACCATTGACGAAATCTCGAACACGAGTATTCTTGGTATCGTCAAAGATCCCGAAGTTAACGAAATCATCACCAGCTCCGAGTAGCCAACCTACCACAGTACCAGCCTTCGATCTAGGAATTCCGAGCATGTCGTAGACCTCGTTTAAGAACACATGACCACGCGCATGCAAGAGATCGTTGGCATAATTCTGCTGGCACTTGAGAAAGACTAGATTGTATTCTGGATCTTTATTCCAGGAGGGGGAGGATCCATCGAAGAAGCGAGCATAGACCGATGGATCACCTGGACCCACTCGCACTAACTTCTTCTTCTTACCCTTTTCCTCGATCTCAATCTCTCTCGTACCATAACGGAGATTACGATCTTCCTCTTCCCCGTACTTAGAAACTACACGGGATCGATATTCCGCAAATCCCTTCTCGAGCGCAGCATACGCTGCAGTCAAGCCAGCATTCCGGCTACTGAGAATCTGGTGCGACTTGGTCAGACATGCAATTGACGCTCCACCAATAATAATCGCGGGAGCATACAGTCGGACAATCTTTACTGCAGTCTGGACGCGAATAACCTGAACATCCTTTTGGCGATCTCTTTCGCTGTAGTCAGGATGCTCTAGATTCTTCGCAATGTGTAGCTTTTCCCCAGCTTCGTCCAGGACGTCGTCCATCTTCAACGTAGCCCGACACGCCAGAACAGTGCTTCCAACGACGCCGACAATACCAACGCCGAACAGAATCTGTGGAGAATTCTTCTGTAGAAGCAGCTGGTTACGGGCAAGTGCTCTAGTAACCGCTACCGGAACTAAACTCATTATTACTCCCTTACAGTAACTTTAATTGCGGATCGGAATTAATCAAGGGGCTCGGGGTCCGGAAGGTCCAAAAGATAACCGTCGCGTATTCGAGTAACTCCGGATCCTCTAAAATCCGTCCAGCCCCACTTATGATCCGTGTGAGTGGAAGCAAGACCAACAAGTTCGTACAGATCTGCAACTGTTGCTGATTCATAACGACTCACCAGGTCGAATAGTCGGTCGATTACTTCTTCGGCTTCTACTCTCGAATCAAGCACGATCTCATCGAAATCATGCCTAGCTCGAGATTGACGACTGATTGCTCTTGGTGGAGTACTTACACCACTACCCATGGGGCCTGAATATCTATTATAGCTAACATATCCAGTTGCGCCTGCTTGGGGAGAAGATGCTCCTCGTCGTCGACGTGACTCTCCAAAGATTAGCTTCTCGATACCAGCTGATCCGGCCTCTACGACCATATCTTTTGCTGCGGGAAGCAGCACATCGAACATTACGTATCGGACAGCAGTTTTCATATCACCAGCTACAAACGTTTCTGAGAGTTGTTTACGGAGAGACTTTCTCTTTCGGGTCACTTCTCCCGAAGTAACGCGCTCTATTTTCTTCTTAGATGCTTCGCTATTAGGAGGAAATTCAGACGGTTCCATTTACATCCTTAGTTAGACAAAAGCTAAAGACCATGTTTCAGGCCTTTAGCTCCAACTTACTTCTTCTTAGTTGCAGGGGTTTCCTCTGTCTTGCGACTCTCAAGCCAGTTGGCGACTGTATCGATATTCTGTTCGATGTGCTTGGAAGACTGATCGACGAGCATCGATGCAAGAACGAATGCGCCAGTATTGACTGTAACCTTTTGAAAGGTGGTCGTAATGACGACGTTATTCTTGATGACATCTCCGAGAATCTTCCCGACACCGAGACCAGCAACGATTTGTGCGGCCAACTTGGCCTGAGGCAAATATGGAAACATTTACATCTCCTAAGTAGTAGGGTTTCATTATACGGGATGTTTATTATACGACTGTTAGATCCCCTGAAACGATACGAGCCGTTGCAGCTCTAAGCTCCTCGATGCTCAGTTTGTCGAGCTCAGCCTGAGTAATGGTTGTCGGGAGCTCGGGAACCACAGCAAGGTCTCCTCTAACTACCTTTGCTGCCTCATCTGCCATTCCCTTCGGAATAATTCCGTTGACGAATTCGGTAGCCGAAGCAGCATTCGTGCACAATTCCATGAAAAGCACAGAATATGCTTCGCTTGACTCAAACTCTTCCCGAATCTTCGTATTCTTAACAAAGCGCTTACCATCAGCTGACCTCTGTCCATAGGAATCGAGAATAATCTTCTTGAAATGAGCGATAATAGCCTTACCATCTTCTGAAGCGACAATTTCCTTCAAAGCTTCAGACAAGCCACCTGCCTCGCTCATCTCGAGTTCTACGATCTCGGCTTTCGAAAGATGGAAGAAGAAATCTTCAGTAACTTCCTCTTCGTTGAAGTTGGTGTAGGTGATTGACTTTCTAAGCACGTAGCCTCCAAATCAAATATAGCCTTTAGTACGTCCCCTTCACGAACCACAACATGGCGAGATCCGTGGTCATCTGTTGATATTACACTAATCTCGTACCATTCGCTCGTTTGTCTTGTAATTCGACGTACTTTTACAATTTCAAAAGTAACTTCGTTTCGTATGATTGTATCACTCATTCTCGTAACCAATGGGTAGCATCACATACATACTCTCTTCAGGCGTCGTGCAGAGCTCTGTGATAGTCTGCAATGGGTGGATTCTTGAAGTCGATTGCAATGCATGGTCTTGAATCTGGAGTCATGGTGGTAGAGAACACAACCTCCATTTGATGATTCATGTTCCAGCCGACATTATCGGAATATGTCGTCGCGGGAAGACCAATCTGATCAAAGAACTCACTCAAACTCGCAGAGCCAAAGTGAATCAATTCCCAGTTGATCTTGTTTTCCGCACGCTTGATATCTTCAACTGTGCTTGTGAAATATCGCCCAGTGTTCATGTCGTAGCAGAGAACCTCGCCCGTACCTACGGCGATAACCTCTCGATTTGCTACATTGTTGGTGACACGATCCTGAGCAATCTCATCCTGCATGTTTCGAGCCTTGTTCTCACCCAAGCGCTCTACGACCTTAGCCTTGTATTCCTGAAGAGCTCGATCTGAGAGACCTCCAGCAATAGCCAAAGCCGCGATCTTCTTGGATGCAATTCTGTTTGCTGCAACGATAGCCGTTACAGTAGCCGCACCCATCAGAACGGGTGGGATATAAAGGCGCCAAGTCATCCTGACCTTGGATGCTAGTGTTAGATCATAGATTCCTGCTACATGACCATTCTCGATCTCTTTGTCGTTCTCTTCGATCTGTAGTCTTTCCTCGTCGATGATCCGAGCAGCCTTGAATGAGGCAGTTCCGCTCAAATATGCAGTTGTGACTGTACCAACAACACCTACACCCGTGAGGATGGTTCTCGAGTTCTCATTTGCAAGAATTTTTACGTACCGAACTTTGTCGGCTAGCATATTAATCATAAAATGAGCCTTTCTAAAATGGTTGGTTACGCTTGCGCATCTCTCGGATGAAGATCCAGATTAACCAGAACCCGTAGGTGAGGACAGTCATGAAAACGTCGCCGACGAATTTCCAAAATCCGTAGCTTTTCTTCTCTACTACATAAATGAACACGAACACCTCCTCCCAGAGACGAAAAAAAATAGAGGGGCTGTAGCATCGGCTACAGCTCTATCTCCATCGTAAGATGGAAATATTCCTCTATTAAATAGTATGTTTTTTCTGCGAGGTGTTGAGGGGTAGTTCCTACTAGGCGGGCTAATCCACCCGAGGTGATACTTAATCCATTCGGCCACTACCCCTCAACTTTTATAGATCTATCTCTTCCACCATCTCGGATCAGGCATTCCGGCGTAAAACCATCCGCCAATACCGCCGATCATTAGTCCGAGCAGTATACCAGGCATTTCACCTCTAATACAGTAGAAGGATTGGCAGGACGATGAGCACGAAGAAGAATCCAAGAATCAGGAATACAGCTTCACGCGGAGTAGGCCAACGCCAGGTCATAGTGCTGTCCCCCAAGCATGATAGCCATCACCCCGGAGACGAATCCAAACCTCCGGAGTCAAGGCAAATGGTAGTGGCTCACCGATCCAGGTGAACTTCCCCTCAGTGAATCGCTTCCATGACCACTTCCCATTCCACTGAACTTCGTTGTCGATGTGACCAGAGAAGACCCACAGACCGAACTGGTAAGTCGATCGATGAGAGTTCACCAGTACAATCTGCGTCCCATTCCAACAGAAGTCATCGATGGTCAGTCGATAGCGCCATACGACGATACCAACCGAAGAGCGTCGAATTCGTTGTACTGTGAAAGGAGTTGCCCAACACTTGACCACTGCGACATTGGCAAGTGAGAGAGCCTGATTGACTTGAACTGCAGGCTTCTTTGAAGCCGTGGCTCCTGCTGATGCATCAGTTGCCCAGACGGTCAGGGCTGAGAAAACGCATAGCAAGGTAATAATCCATTTCTGACGGCTGGTAATAGTCACGATCCTCCCTTTGAGCTTCGACAACATAGCGAAACTTAGCTGACCCATCAGGCCAGCACATCACTAGAAATACTCGCTCATCTTCGAGCGTTGGTTCAAAAGCTTTCCAGGCATTCGCCCTTACTTTGCTATGACCAACTACACGATAAATATAGCGGCCGTAGGGCATGCGTATAGTAATACGTGCCCCTCGTTTTAGCTCATCGATCTCGTTGAAGACGCCGTGTGGTCTCCCATACATCGACGTCACATTGTGTCCGAATAAGACAATATTACCGCCCATACCCGGACTGTACGTACTTGGTAGGTGGCCCACCGCTTGGTCAAGCACACGCTTGCCTGACCCACGTGGTGGTAATTGCCGAATTGGAGCACGGATGTCAATTGCTGGAATAGCAACCGTGCCATACTTTGCGGCTGTGGGAGGCGGTGTCCACTCAACCACCGCGGGAGCCACGGCGGGGGCAACCGAGAAGGTCACCGCCGCCATGAACTCCGCGAACATCGAGATCCTCTCTTTAGAGCGACTCGGGCAGATCACCCGACGGCGTCGTGTTTGACGTCGAAGGGACAACTACCGGAGGATTGGAAGTCTCGTCTCCACCATCATCCGGATCGTCGGGATCATCATCGGGCGGAGGCGGCTCTTCGTCACAACTCTCCGCATCGAACGAATCGAAAGTGACCTCGAACTCAGACTGACCAATCAGCAAGAATCCGAGCAGAGTCTTGGCCGTAGCGGTAATCTGCACCGTCTGGCCTGGGGCGACTGTGCCCTCGACATCGTAATCGATAGCGTCGAGTCGCTCGAACAGAAGCGCAGCAACGCCCTGATTCTCACAGTCGGGCTGGTCTGCCGTGACTCCAGCGAAGACCTCGACCGCAGGCGGATCAGGCGGCTCACAGACACCGAAACTATCGTTCTCATGTCCAGCGTTTGGCGTACCGTTCTCGTTGAAGTGACCCGCGGGACCGACGATGGCCACGATCGGGATGTTCAGATCGACGTAGTTGGCGGGATCACTTGCAAGACCCGCAACGTGACAGATGTCGAAGTGCGTGCTGTTCGGGATGCACTCCTCCTGGAACAACGTCTCTCCACCCTCACACCCGTCGTCGGGCGGCGGCTGAGCCGACGCAGTAGCGACGCCGATGACCACAAGGATCATCATCGCAGCCATGGCCAAGTACTTAATCATTTCTTCTCCTTCTCGAATTATGGATATGGTGGATAAAGATTTGCAAGTTTGACCTGTGCACAGACCCTTATTGCAAATCTTAATATATACCAACCCACCGCTGGACTATCCTGGCGCGAGCCAATATGCCCGCCACTTTCCTCTGCCAAGGCGGACGATTTGTTATGATGTCGGTGGCAGCCTGACATCTTTTTGTCGTCCCTCAATAAGCAGGATAGTCCAACGCTAGGTTGATAAAAAAAAGAATACAGCGAGATTTAGTTGTATAATCTCACATTCGGTATGTATTCTATTAAAGGATATGTTTTTCTTGCGAACAGCAAAAAGCTAAAGACCATGTTTCAGATCTTTAGCTTCGTTAACTACTGGACGGCAGCGGTCTTTCGACCCTTGAGGACGCTCCACACGGTGGTGGTCACCTTGGTCAGGACGCGGTCGACGATGACAGCGAGGACCCAGGCGAACACGACGGTAAGGATGCCCTTCAAAATCGAGTTCAACATTGCTTTCCTCCTTGTAGTAAGGGGTTCATTATACACCGTGTTATTTCTGCGAGTATAAGGCTAATATCTAATCTTTATTCCAAAATCTCCCCCCGGGGATTTTTTAGGATTGAAAATTGACAAAAAAATATGAAGAGCCGCGTTTGCGGCCCCTCATATCTTAGAAATCTTCTTAGAGCGAAGTTATCTGGGCTTGAGTAGCAAGCTCATCGCTCTCGATGTGACGACATTCACACTCTCATGCTTGATGATCATGAAGATTCCGAGCAGGTTCCCTCCAACCACTGCTATGGTGTCTTTGCTGATGGCCAAAGATCGTTGTTCTTTCTTCAGCTTGGTCAGCTCAGTCGCCATATTCAGTGAGATGAGGTAGGGCTCAGAACCAAGATTATGGTTCTTCAAGTCACGGATGGCGCGGTCAATCGCGAGATCGAGCTCGCTTACGTTTCTCCTAGAAAACATTGCGGCTCCTTTAGTAGACTTTCTATTAAAGGCAATGTTTTACTCGCGATCAGCCTCTTCTTCAGTAGTTACAACCTTAAATATAACTTCGTTTCTATATGCAATCATTTCGGGATCTTCGCCTAGTTCCAGAGAAAATAATGTCTTATCTTCAGTATGAGTCACTTGGATAATTCCACTATAGCTCTTTCTACTCACTAACCACCTTTGAATGATGATACCAGTAAATAACCCTACATAAAATGCAGCTGCCAAATATACCCAAATCATTCCAAATCAACCGCCACGACAGTAGGATACTCCTTCTCACCAGAAGCATCATGTGCACGAATATACTCAGTAACTCGAGAGATCTCAATTGCTCCGGTAAGACCTTCTACCTCGATAATGTCTCCCAAGTTATAATCCACTCCACATTTGAACATGTTTGTGGCCGCTACTCGACCATCCACACTTGAAATAAATGGATTAGCTTTCAGTTCTTTCTCTGCTCGATTATCCAGAATATTCTCGAGCTCTGTTCGTTTTCCGGATAAAGTACTTTCTGGATCTTCCTCATCGAGATCTTCTTTGATCTTGATATCGTCGACGAGTAAGAGTTTTGCTCGTAGATCAAATCCAGTAAAGGATCCCTCTACCTTTGTTCTCCTAGCCACTCCACAATTCCTCTGCAACCACGTATCCGGATCTGTGTTAGGATCGCTTGTATCAATCTTCTCAAGACCCGAAGCAAAAGAATATACCAGCGTCTTGTACATGGCTATCGATCGAATTTCTTTCAAATCTGAGAAAGAATCAACCTGAGAAGAGAACCTAACTACTGGATTCACTGTTTGCTTAGTTGTACGGTCAACTCCTGTATAAGTTCGGAACCCGAGAGAATATGAATCCATGTCGGCATGCGTTAACAGAATTTGCATCCCAACTTTATAGGTTACCCCAATCTCCCGTAAAGCATCATAAACCGGTCCGAATGGAACCGCGAGTTTAGCGATGGTTTTCCCTGTACTATCGTAATTGTGTAACTGCAATCCAGGAATAATCAACTCTTGTTCTCTAGATACACTTCCAATACCTAGAGTTTTAGGACCATTCAAATATGAGCTCTGTGACGTGCACATCTCTTTGACAATGGTCCACATTACTGCCCCAGCCTTCACGTTCTTAAACTTCCAAACTTTCTTTCTATGATTGGGGCCTGGATCGGTAACTCCAGTACGAATAAACCGATTATTCAACCAGAGCGTTAGAGAAATCCCTATGACTTTGAGTTTTCCTTCCTCTACACTAACTGTTTCGATAATCATAGGCTCATCAGATTCGTCGATACAAACAAACGTACCTTCTCGGAGCTTACTAATCATCTCTCGGTTTAGAGGGACGATCATTTCAAAGTCGCTATCCCCATAAAATCGTTCAGTCCAAATCAGTGAACTGAAATTGTCGATTACTTCCTGCTTCATAAACTGGCGATCCATAATACAGGGTTCCATTAAAGACCCCCAAATCTCTCATAATAAGTAAGGACGAAATCTTGCTCCCCCTCATCGGTGATGACATGGAAATGATTCTCACCAGGCTGAATAAACGGCCAGTTAGAACCTTCCTCGATATGTACGTTAGATAACAAGCTTGTAATAACGCCAGTATCTAAATCGACATTACGTACGTACTTATCCATAGGAACTGAGCTTAACTCGAGGTAGTTTGTTGCATCTACAGAGGTTTCTACCATGAAATGGGTAATTGCTGGATCTCCGATTTGAACCGCAATTTCCATAGGGGAAGCACCAGAAGTATAAGTTACCTTGAGATGTATTCCAGATTCAACGCTACCGTTGTAATCGATAGTCTCAAACATGCCCATTTCATGAATAGCCTGACCAGTAACAATCTCGGGTTCAAGTGCTGTGAAATATGGATCAGGACAAATGATAGAAACCAAGTACTCCGGATCATCGCTGAATAAGTTAGCTGAAATATCTTCAACATAACCCTCAATACCTACATCCGGCATGTCGTCACTGTAAAACTGCAAAAGAACCAAGCTCTTAGGCATGAAATATGAATAGAGAAGCCTACGAAGAGATTCATGTGTCCAAGTACCCCAATTGGGATTTGGATGTACGGTAAGAACTATGTTTCTGCTCAATACACTAGTACTACTAAAAGATGCTCCGTCAACAGATGCTAATGGAGTCGTATTAACAGATGCCTTGACTGGAGTTAATCCATCAATGTTACGAATTTGAATCAAGTCTGTTTCAGCTCGTCCATTCTCATCTAGGAGTAGTACCGGAGCTGATTGCCATGAACTATACGCTTTAACTTCAGTTAGCACAGCTCAGACCTCCTTAGGCCCCCCGAAGGGGGCCCGTAGAATGTTTAAGTAATAGCTAGTGCAGACTTGATCTGTGATAGTTGGTTTCTGGTCTGCCGGTAAATCTCAATTGCAGGTAGAGCTTCTGGTGAATAGTTATTCTGTTCAAACGTAACTACCGATCCACCAGCAGCTGCTGCCAACTGTTCATCGGGTTGTAGTGGAGATATACTCGAAGCTGCTTTGAGAGAAACGGCCGCTGTAATTGGAGCAACCGCTGTTAATCCCTGTAATTCTTGAACTTGTCCGCGAATTGTGGTTAGGTCTAGAACTGGAGTAATCTTTGGATCTGAATCCATTTCAGCATTTACTGCATCAGAAATAGCACGTAGAGATCCGCGCATTGAGGATAAAGCGGCATCTGCATTATCGTCAATTGCTGCCCCAATTTCTCCAGATTTACTCCTAATCCCCATAGCCCAACCCTCTGAAATTGCTTCACCAATCTCGATGAAGACCTTCGAAGGCGACTCAATTCCCAGGGCTTTCTTGGCCCAACCGGGAACTTTATCCTTAGCAATATCTAAAATAGCACTGGCAATATCTCCCGCGGAGTTCCAAAGACCTCGAACAATTCCCGCAATAATAGCTTCACCAATATCGATCGTAGCTTCTGTAATTTGAGGAGAATATGTATCGATTGCTGTCTTCAAACCCTTGAGGAAATCAAGAATTACTCTACCCGCAGCATTAGCAAGTCTAACTGCGTTCTTACCCAGTCCTTCAACGAATTTAATTACGGCATCTACTCCCGCAGTAATTACCTTACTTACATTGTTACTTATACCAGTAATAAACTTAGATATAGCAGTTGCACCTGCGGAAATAATCTTACCATAATTATTACTCATACCTGTAATTAGATTAGCGAGTATGTCTGCTCCTGCGGAAATAATCTTAGTAATATTATTAGCTATTCCTTCTATGAACTTGAGTAGTAATTCTAAACCAGCAGCAGTAATTCTTGAAATATTCTCAGATAGTGCATTTATAAATTCAACGATAATATCTACTACTATTGTAGCAATTTCACCAATATTGTTTCTAATACCCTGAAGAAGAGCTAGAAGTAAATCGAAACCAGCCTGAATAAGCTGATCTTGGTTTTCGGTAAGGAATTGAATCGCGCCTTCTACAAGAACACCAAATGCTTCAACGATCTTTGGAGTCGATTTGATGATGACATCCAGTAGAGCATCGAGGATCTCAATTAGAGCATCCACGAAATCGGGAGCAATCTCAGCAATTCCCTTTACAATCTCGAGTAGTCCGAGAAGTAGGAGTTTAATGTTCTCAATCAATCCTCTTTGGAACTCAGTAATTGCTTTGAGCATCACCCCAACACCAGTTGGGAGAGCTACGACAAGAGCACTAATACCTGCTCCAATTAGAGAAATACCGAGTCCAGCCAAAGCGAGACCGGCGCCGAGTAAGAGCATTGCTGCGCCAAGTCCTAACAAAGCCGGAATAGCTGGTGTAATCAGAGCTCCAGCAACACCGATAACGGTAAATGCTCCCGCTAGAGCTATCAAACCGGTAAGGATTTGTTGCCATGACATGTTTCCTAACGTCTCGAGAGCTCCGGCAAGGACAGATATACCTACTGCAGCAATACCAAGAGCAATAGCACCCGAGATAGTTCCGGACATGAAATATAACGCAGTGCCCAAGATAATTAGGGCTGCTGCTAGAGCGCCCAAACCCTGGGCTAGCGTGCTAATAGGCATTCCGCCCATACTCTGGATAACGTCCGAAATCCGTCCTAACGCTACTGAAACAAGAATAAGCCCAGCACCAACAAGGATCAAATTACCAGGCATGAGGCGCATAGCTCCGGCGATAACTACCAGAGCTCCGCCGATACCAAGCATGCCCTTACCCATGGTGGTAAAGTCCATGTCTCCAAATTCTTGAACTGAATCAGCCAAGAGTTTGAGGGCAATAGCTATAGCAACAAGCCCAGCGCCTGTGAGAAACATGTTGGGCGGCATTAACAATGTTGCAGCAACCAGAATACCGAGTCCAATCGCTACACCAAGGAGACCCTTACCCATCTCTTGCCAGCTCATATCGGCAAAAGCACCCACAGCACTGGCTAAGATTCTCAATGCTACAGCAATTGCGGTAATGCCAATACCTGCTCGAACCATTCCTCCTGAATTTGCCGAGAGTGGAATAGCCGCTACAGCGACAATACCTAAAAGAACTCCGACACCAACAAGACCCTTGAGAAGCTCTTCCCAGCTAAGTCTACTGAGAACAAGTACTGAGCCCGTAAGAAGAAGGATGGCTCCAGCCAACAAGATCAAAGACGCGGCGATAAACGGAATCTTGAGGAATCCACCCGTCTTGGTGATCAAAGTTAAGATCGCCATAGCGCCAAGAAGTTGTCCGAACGCAACGGTCATAGCAGTCAGAGAAGACTTAAGTCTCTCGGGATCAACAAATGAAAGTGCAACGACAGAAGCAGCCAGAATACCAATAGCGATAGCAATCTTCTTAAGTGTATCCGCTTGAATATTCTGCTGCATAGCTACCATTGAACCACGAAGAGCATCGAAAGAAGCACTGATGTTCTTAACGATTCCGCCGCCAATACCACCTAATTGATTCGCAAATGTACCCTTACCCAGGAACTTCTTAAATGTCAAGAAGATCCCAGCTACAAGACCCGTTCGAACAACAGCAAGAATCGCTTCGAAATTCATGTCCGAGAAAGCTTCTGCCAAAGCTGGACCAAACTCTCCCGCTATAGTAACAAACGAATCGAGAATCGCTTCGAAGAGTTTGTCTGCGTTAGCGAAACTATCAAGGAATTTTGTAAAGGCATCACCAATAGTAGATAGGATCCCAGAGATCCCACCCACTTCACCCGAAATTCCCCCGGCGGAAAATCCATCAAACACGCTAGATAGAGCGTCTCTTAATCTACCTAACATTTTGACAGGCGCTTCCAGAATGTCTCCGAGCCCATCAAAGAAGTTTTCGAGACCATCACCCTTCTTCAGGGTTTCATCTACTTTGACCAAGAAGTCACCGATACCAGCGGTGAATTCTAGGAAACTACCTGTACCGGAAAAGATAACACCGAATAGTCGACCAAAGACATCAAAGATTCCACCAAGGATTTGCTTCCCAATACTTAGGATAGCGAAGAATCCCTTGAATGTTCTCTTCAAAAGGTCGACGGTTTCGGGAGTTGGCTTCAAAGTTTCGGTAAATGCTAGGAACCGAGATGATAAAGCAAAGAGATCTCGTCCGGTCTTAGCTGGAAACAACTCTCGAAAGGCTTCTTTGATAGGGGCGATTACATCACCTAGAGCTTCGAACACATTCTTGAATGCTTCGATTAATTGAGTTCGGCCACCCAGCTGTTTCCAATCGGCCAATACACTGTTTCTGGCTTCGGACGACTTGGAGATGAACCCGCTAATGGCTCCGCTGATTCCGGTGAATAGCTTTTTGGCTTCTTCGAAATCGCCGAATACGATCTGCCAGGTTTCAGCCCAGCCGGAGACAATACTTTCTTTCGTTGTATCGAGAAGGCCACCCAGCGTCTTAACCTCAGTTGCCGCCTTCATGGCAACGTTGGCCGTCGCTTGAATTGCCTTGATTTGTTCCTTGTTAAATCCCTGAGCGGCGAGCTCAGCGTCTGTTAGATCGCCCGTAAACTGGGAAAGTGTTGCTGTAAGTACCTTAGCATTCAGCCACGATTCTTCACCAGGAGCAGCCGAGAGTGAATTACGGAAGCTCTCGCCAGCGATCGTGACGTTCTTCATCGGGCCTGTGAGTTTAACAGCTTCCTTATTCAGCGTTCCCATCTCTACGGCAGTATTTGCCAGAGCTCGCTGGAAAACTGTACCACCCATGCCCGCATTGACGACTGAGTTCCAGTCCATCAATGTAACTCGACCAGCAGCAAGCGCCTGAGACAGCTGGTACATCGCTGTCGATGCCTGCTCAGAGTTCGAGCCTGAGAGAGCTGCTAGGTTAGCAATACCCTTGATTGCTTCCGTTGCGGTATCAAGTTCAACACCGGCAGCCGTGAATGTACCAATGTTCTTGGCCATCTGGCTGAAGTTGTAAATGGTCTTATCGGAATACAGATTCAGTGTATTCAGCGCGTCATTAACATCCTCAAGACCTACTCCAGCAGCCTGCGTATTGGCTAAGATCGTCTGAACAGCATTTAGGTTGGTCGTATACTCGTGAAAGCCCGCAATGATTGGATCGAGAGTAAGCGATTTGGTAAATGCTGCCCCCGCAGTTACAGCTTTAGTAGCTAACTGGGATAGAACTCCAATTCCTACTAGTCGTAGCGTTTCAAGCTTTGGAAGGATAGCATCGATAGATTTGCCGATGAGACCAAGTTGATTATTTTGTGCAGCTTTATTGACGTCGTCCAAACCTTTACCGGCTCCGCCAAACGAAAGCGCAGCTTTAAGTTTGTCAATTGCAGAAATACTCTTACTTACTCCAGATTCAAATTTTGATGACTCGAAACTCATCGCTACGACTTTGTCATCAATAGTCGGCATTAAACCTTGGTCACCTCCCTCCATGCATCAGCAACTATTTGATCAAATATAGGTCGAATTGCAGGGTTTATATAATCTCGTCCTTGTACATATCCGCCCGTACCCGTACCGTGTCCGTACTGAAGTATTACAGCAATTGGCACACCATTCTCGACGTGATGATTGTGCCAACGAATAGAGTAATATCCAGGCCTAGATTCGATCGTATAATACCATGAATTTGCAGTTAACCCTGATTCTACTGGTGTGGCATTCGATAGTGCGTTCATTCCTAGTGTTGCGTATTTATTTAGAATATGAGATAGGTCACCCTTTGATAATCGACTTAAATATCTTTCCGTATTCCTAAAATCACCTTTCTCTGTAATGGTAATCATAGCCATATTATTGCCTTGATAAACGAATAATTACGGTCCCAGGATTACCGGACTGACCATAGACTGTAGGTAACCCATTGATTGGGATTGCTTTAGCTCCACTTGCTACACCAGGAACAACAACTAAGGATCCACTACCACCATCGTCGCTAGGATCACTTCCCGGCCCATATACAGAAACATCGTTCGGATTATACGCACCTCGACCGCCTGCAGTACCAGCAACACAGGTAGTTCCTCCGGAGCCGTACTTACCAACTCCTCCTGCTCCACCGCCACCGCCAGCGCCAATATCATCCTCTAGAGCACCATCACCACCATCTATACCCGGAGTACCGGGACCTGTATCTTCTGGGATACCAGCCTCTCCACCAGAAGCTCCGCCTCCAGCCAAAAGACGATTACCTAAGCCCCCTTCGCCTCCATTTGCGTCGGTTCCAACGGTAGTAGAATTCGAGGCAACGCCCGTACCTCCTTTACCACCTGAGGCTCTACATGTGGGATCATTGAAAGATGATAATCCTCCATCTTCACCATCGGTGACAAGACCAACACTACTATCGTGCGAATCTCCAGGAGCTCCGGCAGTACCAACAACTACAGGACACGTATCGGGTAGAGCCACGAGCAATCCCTTAACTCGATGAAATCCTCCACCCCCACCTTCGCCTCCGTAGTTTACAACAGAAGTACCTGTATTTGCTGTATCGATGCCCCCACCCTTTCCTCCTCCGGCACCAATACAAATCACATCGAAATGTGTGTAACCTAAGTCTTTATAAGCTAGAGCATCAAAATCTCCATCTTCGTTAAATTTGATAACGATGGGATCGACATTAAGTAGACTTCCAGCGAGTTCTAATCTCATTGGAATAATCCTTTATAAACGAGTATCCAGCACAATAACTGCTAGATCAAATGCGGCATTTGTTAAAGAAGCGTCGTATAATCTTGTAGCCACAAGTACTACACCAGGACCAACGCTTGTAATTGTATAGAAAACACGACTATCTGTAGGACCATTCCCAATAGCATTAATTACAGTAAGTCGAGGATCGAAATATACTTCATATCTACCTGGATCAGAAGTTCTAACTGATCGCCATGGCGTACCGTCTGAAAAAACACCGCTTGAATCACCTGCCGCTGGGATTTGATCAACGGTGTGAATGGTATACACACGTTTAGAATCTCTCTGTTCGCTCCTCATGCTGCCACCGTCAATTCCACCTGATGTACACTATCCAAAGTATCAAATATAGCTAGAAGATCTGTAGAAGACATTGCTTCAATATGATCTCCTGGATTCTTTGGTGAAAGTCCAAGCAATTGTCCACTCTTAGTATAAAGCTTAAGAATATCTTCGGGCGTCAATGCTGCACCAATAACGAAAACCGCATCGACAAGCCCAGTGAATTTACTAGCTGCGGCAAGATTTTGTCCAATACAGAACTTACTTGCTCCACCGAGTGTAATTGAATTCAAAACTGTAGATAACCCAACACAACGACCATCTAGATAAAGCTTACGCTTATCGCCTTCAATTGCAGCATTATCATGTACTGCTACAACAAAATGCCACAATCCATCAGTGATATTGGGTCCAATAAATGCATCGGCACCAGAACCACTGCCAATTTCGCCACCCAAAGATACGTAAATTCGTGTATCGTTTGAACTACTCGTGGTTCCCCAAGTAACTACCCACATATTAACACCAGTAAGATTTACTACTTTCAACCAACAACCAAATGAATGTGTAGCGGTTCCAGATGGTAAACCTGAATCTGTAGATGTTAAAGCTGAGGCACCACCAAGATAAAAGGAATTACCAGGAGTACCATCAGCTCCTCCTGCAGCAACCGCAGTGCCTACATTAGTTAGATCGCCAGTTGCTCCTTGAGAACCTGCATTTCCAAGCGATCCGGCTGAGAAATTGTACAAACGTAGAGGCGTAGAAGGAAAATCTCCAGTAACTAGAGCAGCGCCCTTACGCCCTCGTTTAACATTAAGATTAACTCTTCCAGGAATTGCAGCTAATGTATGAGGAATTTTAGCACAATAAAGATTACGAACCTGATCTTCGGTAAGAATATCATTCGTTATAAAAGCATTTGATACACGACCGAAATTAGGCTCGCTTGCATTTGTGGAACCATCTGCCCCGAAACCACCAATATTTAACGGCGCATTAGCTCCAAAGATCAAACTACTAGTTAGCATAGTTGTTTCGACTACCCCATCAACATAAACGCGACGCAAAAGACCATCATATGTCATAACCGCGAAATGCCAACGATTATCACAGACATCCGACTGACCTTGTACATCACTAAAAGTTGTACCCTGAGGGCTAACTCGAGAGTAAATTTTGTTAGTTGATGAAATTGAAAATGCCCAACCTAGATTTGGAGTATTAACTCGTTTTGTAATTAGAGATTGAATTGATCCTTTATGGGGTGTTCTAAACCAACAACCAATCGATCCAACTTTAATACGAAACGGATCGCTAGCACCCGTATCCGCAATATAAAGTGCTTGGCCCACTGCTCCAGTAAACTGTGCAGCGGTACCTGCAGCCCCATTGATTCCTGACGCAAATGTTACAGTACCTTTGTTGGTTAGAGTTCGTCCATTACCACTTGAATCTGATGTACTTGCAAGATTCCACAAAGCAACCGGAGCACTAAGTCCAAGATCTGTGAAATCAGCTAGAGTCAGCTGTCGACCGGCACGAATCTGATTGATTATTCCAACATCAGACACAGGAACGGCCGAAATAACATCAAGATCTGAGCCTACAGGACCCTGAGGACCTGTGGGCCCAACCACACTACCAGCATTAATCTGGCCGCCATCATGTTTAGTAAGAATTAAATTCCCACCAACAACGTCGCCATCGACAACCGACGCTGCTTCAATTTCCAACATTCGTTCAGCCGTAAGGCCAGTAACTGTAGTCATTTCACCTCCCTAATTAAGGATCGACGTTTGTAGATGAGATTTCATAGGTATCTGCATCCAAATATGTAGCATCTGCATCATCAATCTGGAAAGTAGTAGAATCGGGCATAGTAATATATGCTTCAGATTGATCAACCGCCGACCAAGTACCATCTCCATGATCAATAATGATAAGTGCACCAGCATACCCGAACATTTCGGAAAGTTCCTGAACCGTCGGGAAGCTAGGATCACTTACCTCTGTTCCATACAGTGTATTTTCCAATAATTCCAAAACTTCAGGAGGTGTCTTTGTTGAATCAATAGAAATATGAACGGTAGGTTTGAATCCAATGAGTTTTGTTGGTGTTCCACTTAAACGCCAAGAAAATTCAATTGGGGGAAACCCTGAATCATCAGCAGTACCATATACCTGTGAATCCGGATTAGCGAATAAATTATACAATAGATGAATCTTATACCCATAATCCGAACCCTCGAGATCATTACTTATCCCGGTTCTATACGAAAGATTAAAACTTTTTGCAGGTTGATCGTGATAAAACAATCCAGGCGCAACACTGGTAATTCCATTAACTAAATCAAATTCATCAGGATAGGTAAATGCTGTAAGTTTTCCGGAATACCCTCCCGAAATCAAGTTTTGCAAATACTTGACTCCATCTAGATAAAACTCTTTTAATTCTGAGGAAGAATCGTCCTCTACTCCGGTAAGACCATTCCAAGGTACTGCAATTCCTTCATGGAGGTAGAGAACTCCATGATCGACGCCGGATTGATAGATTCTTTCGCCCCGTTGATCCCAAACGAGAGGTGTCATTCTCACCTCCTATCCGCTAGTACCCAGCTGCGCTTTACGCTGAGCATTGAGTTCTCGATTACGAGCTGCGAGTTCAGATCGACTCATCTTCTTTGGCTTCGCTTGCTTGATGTTACACACTCGAATCAAAGTAAATAATCTATTAAGATGCCAATGTTCACACTCAAATGGAATTTGAAACACCACCATCCAGTAATAGATGAGCTCGGCTGTGATTACATCTCGACTTTGTGGAGCACCAGGAGAATCGCTAAACCAAGTAGCTGTCATCTTGGCTTCGATATACGTATTAATCTCCAGGATGTTCTCTTCTGAAAGTTGCGAAAACACATTTTCAGGAACATTGGGTGTTACTGCCATGCATCGAATGTAATCAATAGTCTCTTCGGTTGTCTTCTCTTCCTTTCCTAAGAAAGGCTTTTCGTGTTTTGACTCCCATTTTGACAGTGAGACTAGAGAATGCTCTAAATCTAAAGTTGCAGTCTCTCTAGGAATAAATTCCTGAGACTCTTCATCGAACATTTCACCTTCGAGAGCAACAGTAATAGTAAGCACCCTCTAGCCTCCTGTCTAATTCCTAACTTTAATAGTCGAACGTCCAGTCATCATCACCATCGATGACATAACCGGCAAGAGCATGTGCCGTAACATGAGACGTCTGACCAGTAGTCATAGCGGGCTGAGCACCCGGAGTCTTATTGACACCATTAATCTTCCACTGAATACCAGTGACCGACGGGAGAGTAACGACATGAGTACCAGCAACATACGTCGGCTGATTAGTCGAGATACCCGTATCGACCACAGTAAGCGTACCAGCGAAGAAGCCAATGACCTCGTCGGGAAGAGGCAACCGTGCATCATTACCGACGTCTCCGAACAACTCTGCCTCAAGAAGGGCTAGAGCAGCTGGATCGACCAAAGTAGAATCGACCACCAGGAGTGCTGTCGGCTTTAGATCAGTAACTGGCACGGGAGTAGTTGTGACCTCCCAGCTAAACGTAATAGCCTCCGGTGAATCATTAATAGTGGCATAAGCCTTCTCCGAAGGAGCTGCCTGAGCACCATAAATCAAATGAAGCTTATAGCCATGATCCGTACCATCGATGTCATTACCGAGACGCGTGCGATAAACAAGACCAAACACCTTACGACCCTGCTGACCAATCATAACTCCAGGCTCGGGAACTGCAGTACCGTCGCACTGGGCAAATTCGTCAGGGTAGGTGAAGGCCTCAACCGTTGCCCCGAACTCTTCCGCCGAAATAAGGTTCAGATACTTAATGTTGTCGGCATACTGCGCAGTAGCTTCAGCACCCGAAGGCGACTCAGTAACAGTCGTAAGACCATTCCACGCGAAGCCGTCAACATAATCACCATTGGCATCAGGAATATACAGGACTCCATGGTCGACGCCGGTCTCGTACAACCGTTCTCCGACCTGATCCCATGTAAGAGCTGTCATTTCCTACCTTTCCTTCAGAAGTAGACGTTATATACGTCATGATTCAAATCATCTGCTGTATAAAAGCGATTAAATAGACTCATTGGTATTTCGGCCACCTTATCCGGGATTTCGCTATCAGGATCGCGATCAATGACCGTAACCATATACCTTTTTACAAACTTATATGGATGATCATCCGCAAATAAAGTAGTTGCATAATCCCTTTTATAAATAATACACGGATATTGTAGTTGCACATTAACTGGTGGCTGAAAATATACATGCTCTGTAAAAGTTTCAAGGAGTTGGTGCAGGTCCAACCGTGGGGCCATTATACACCTCCCCCAATCTCAGCAGAAGACGGGGGCTTTGCACTTCGACGCTGGAAACCGTCCACAAAACCCCCGCCCATTCCACATAACGAATGGCATGGAAATGATCATTAGCATATGCATCAGCCACAATACTAATTGCGTTTTGCACACTGAGATCGGGATTAAGATTCTCTCCTTCACGGAGATTTCTAGTATTTCGAATAACTTCTCCGTAATATGATTTCTCGACTATGATTTCTACAAATACTCCAGGTGCAGCTTCACTAGATTGTTCGGCATATCCAACACGACCATAGAACCTTGCCATAAGAGACCTACCTTACGCCGTATACTCGAACGTCCACTCGTCTTCCTGGTCGGTGGTGAAGTAGTAACCAGCCGTCGGTACAGCTTCGACCGTGAACTCAGGCACAGTAACTGCATCCAGAGTAACAGTTGCAGCCATCTGCGTACCGGTTGCCTTATTGTTGTACTGAACACCAGTAGTGGTCGGTCGCGTGATCACGTTAGCCGCGACTGAAGGCTGTACCGGAGTCGCAAGCGTACCACCAGTAGAAGCTCTGCGAATAACCAGAGCCGAACGGATCTTCGTCAGAGCGCCCGAAACACGGGTCTCCAAGAGATACTTGTACTGGTTATAATCGATATCGAAGTCATCGAAGAAATTGACGTCTCCACCCTTATCGGCACCAATCGTATAGTCCTTCAAATTCACGACGATACCAAGCAGATTCGGCTCACCCTCCATAACTTCGACTGTCACGATATTGGAAACACCCATCTCCGAGGCAAGCTCAGAAGTAGTTCTCCAAAGACGATGCCCATCGTTATCCCGGAAAACCAACAACGACGAAAGGAAAGGAAGCGTGGTATAGAATGTTGGAGAACCAGAACCCTTGTAGTATCCCATATTTGCAACAAAGGCATCAACAACTTCATCTGGAGTAGCTGAATCATCAACCGTGATAGTTGCTACATATAGATCATGGTCGTTCATAATAGAACGAATGCCCGCACCTTCGGGAGCTCCGGCCGGGTCCTTGATCTTGTCGTCATCAGAGACATCACGACCATCGCCAATGAGTACCGCGCGCGCGAGCTCCTCGTCCAGCATCAGACGCATCTCAGCCTTAAGCCAAGCCACGACATCGAAGTCCGTAATATCGATGATATCATCACGATCAAGCTTCTGCTTCTTATAGACCGTGCTGGGCGAGGTTGAACGCGTCGACACACCGAAGAACTCTTCTTTCTTCAGATTTCCCTTGATGTAACCCAAAGCACGGGCCTCATCGAAGGTAATATCAGCAACGATAGACTTGATGCGAGAGAACGGCGAATGCCTAGTACCATTAATGACACCCGAAACCCACTCAACTCGCCTCTGATCAAACTCAGGAGTACTAGTAAGAGTGCGAGCATCCGGGAAGAGAACCTCGATGTTATCGATGCCATGCTGAAGCGCATAAGCCTCAACCGCGTCCTTCAGTGAGCCCATCTTCTGAGCATCGGCAACGATTCCCTTAATAGCATCATGCGTAAGGGTGTGCTTCTCTTCCTTCTTGCCTTCGCGCTCCTTCTCCTCGAAGACATTACGGGTCATGCGCCGTCCTTCCTCTTTATCTTCATGGGTAAGATCCGATTCAGATTTCCCGTCAGCCTGCTCGAGCTCCTTCTTCCTTTCAGCGAGCGCAGTACCAACCATGTAATGAACAACTTCCTTCTGTTCATCACTCATCGAATCGTAAACTTCTTGAATAGTTGGATCATCTTCGGCGTGCTCAACTTCCTTCTTCTCTTCTTCCTTTGAAGAGTCTTCATCGCCGTGATGAAGTTCCAAACCGGTGTAAATGATGGCTTCATCTTCCAACGTAACCATATCGCCATCACCATGCGCCAAAGTAATGTTGTCAATCAGCGCGCCAGGGTTAGCGCCCGACAAGACCAAGCTGACTTCACGAATAAATCCGTGAAGAACCTTCTTACCCTTCTCGGTGAGCTGATTGGCATAGATCGACAACGACTTGATGTCACCATGATTCACCAACGTCCGAGCGTGCTTAGCTGCATCGGTATCGTTGAAGAAACCATATGTGTAAACGCCATCTTCACGATTCTCAAGAATAGCATGACCAAGCACATTGCTGGGCTCACTATGAGTGTGCTGCCAGACAAGCGGAACGGTTAGAGTATCCTGATGCTTGAAGGCATCTGGCATGATCGTCCGGCCATCGGAACACTCAAGCCCAGCTTTGGTGGCATAGCCGCTGAAATCAGGCTTAGCCTTTTCTCCCATTTTGACTTCCTTCCTTAAATCTTAGATCATCGGCCATTTGATACCCTCGGCACCAATGGAGGAACCGCCGGAACTTCTTCACTAGAACCGTTTGTAAGTCTAACTGCCATCTTACCTTCGGCAGGCATATTGCTGTTAACTAACTTGTCGGCCTTTGGATCCTTGTGAGGAGCCATACCAACAACCTGCCGAATTTCATTAGATGTCAGAATTTCGTTACGGGTAAACTTGTCCGCAATCTCTGCAATGTTCTCAATTGGTACCAAACGGAATGGATCTCTAAAGAATAGAACCGTTTGCTTTTGAGTCCGAGCAGTTTTAGTCAAGAAGGTGCGTCGCATAGCTTCAACAACCGCGGTAAGAATCGGTTCAACTGTACGATTCCAATAATTCAACATAGCCTTTTCATCAGCCGTTCCATTCATAACCTCTTCGGTTAGGCCCAGCTGACCATAAAGCATCTCGGTTAGGAACTCAATTTGGCCCATAAGATTATTCTCGGCCGGTCGATTTAGCTGAGTAATCTTTTCGGTCCCATCAGTATACGCGATGCCGTATTGACTACCCTTAAGTTGAAACTCAATATCTGCACGACGTTGTTCTGCCTGTTGTCTACGAGCTTCTGACTTAATTACGTATGGAAGCTGAATGATAATATCTAATTTACCAGAAGCAGATGCTTCATCAATAGCATCCAACAAATTAAGCTTATGAAGTAGACGCTGCAATGTTGAATTCGGTTCATTCATAACTGCATACAACGGATTCTCAACAATAGCTACAGCCGACTTCTTCAAAGTAATTTCTTCACGTCGGCCAACCGCTTCGTTATATAAACTTACTCGTACATACTGTGGATACCACGCTACAATCTCACCAACACGAAGCGTTAAGATATCGAATCCACCGAGCTCTGGATTAAGTGTTGTATCGACGGGAACAAGTGCCGCAACGCCTCTATCAAAAAGAGTCATAGCTACATCCTGCCGAAAAGCGCGCGCAGCTTGATCGAGATTAGCTTCGACCGTCAAACAATTATTCAGGCCGCTTTCGATATCTTCAAGGTATCGTTTCTGATCATCCGTTCGTACATGACGCATATCAACCGAAGCAACATCAATACTAAGACGTGTATAAATTGAAGAAATAAGGGATCGTTCATTAGGAATTCGGAGCCTTACGCGATCTGGTCTTCCTCCGTAATTTGGATCACCGTACTGAGAGAAAGCACGTCTATTTTCCAAATTTGCGAATAAATTCCAGGCATGTTTTAACGTCGTACCAAATCGCGACACATTACACCTCCCTTCCTAGTTAATTCAATAGATTTTGATCCCAGCCGGTAAAATAGGCAAGGATAATAAAAACCGCAATAACAAGTAGCGTCGCTTCAGTTAAAGTAATCGAAGCTCTTTTAGGTGGAACACTCATTATTCAAAAGCCTCCTTGTTCAGCTTGTATGCAACCCAAGCATCCAAAAGCGCAGAAACATTATCAATCTTTTCATCTTGGCGCCTCTTTAGAAGCTTTCGATTTCCATTAGTATCTTCTAGCGTAATTGCATTTCCCATGGCAAAAGACATGAGTGATTGATCAAATATAAGAAGTCTTTCTTCACTCATAATCTTGATTTCGCCTAACGGCACCGATTCTGTTTTTGCACCTTGAATAACCTTCTCAATACCGAAAGGTCCGTTTTCACCTTCCCAACGAGCAACGAATTCTTTAGCATTGTACGGATCATACCCGAGCGCGCGAACATCGAACTCAGAAGTCTGGATGAATCTGTCTAGATCCTCATATACCTCCATAATATCTAGAATATTCCCATCCATGACATGAAGACTTCCTTCATTGATAAACTCATCATACTTTTGACGCATGGCTGCAGGAAGCTTCATTAATGTTAATTCTGTAATATAGCTCCGAGTCTTTACTCCGTACTTTTCTCTACCTAGAGGGAATAGAAACGTGAATGCACAAAAATCGTCGCCCTGCGAAAGGTCCGCGCCGAGAGAGCAAGCCATCTGCCAGAATTCACGAGCCCGATGAACCAGAGTTTCTTCGTAAGTAAAGAAATAAGTGTAACCCTCCATCGGAATCCCAAAACGCTTCGCAAGGATGTCGTTGCGTGAGGCTGGAGCTTTCTCAGCACGCTCCACATCAAGCTGATAAGTTTCATAAGAGACCGTTGCTCCTAAATTTGGATTAGCTTTGACCCACATTGCGGGATCTGCAACTTCCTCGATTTCATCTAGCTTGTAATGCCAGATTGAAATATGAGGCGCATAGTATTCACCTTTAAGAATATCTGCAAGCTCCATCTTAATTGTATCACCAGAACCAGCTCGAACTGTTCCTTCAGAACTGATAGCTACAATTAAGAAATCTTCAAGCTTTGAAGCGCCTTGCTCAACTGCTCCGACAACATCTTCTCGTAGATCTCCCGATAGCCATTCATCGATTGTAGAGATTTTAGGACGGAGTCCCTGTAGTTTGTTAATGGCCATTGGACGGATCTCAAGGATTGAGCCAGTAAGAAAGTTCTCGATACCTTTCTTTGTAGAAGCCAATTTGACACGATTAGCTCTCGATCCTGTTGTATTTTGCAGGGATCCTTCGGTAAGGAACTTAAATAATGGCCCGCGCGAGCGCGTGATGGAAGTTCGAAATGGAGATAAAACCTCTTCGGCTTGCTTCATTGTTGGAGCAGTATTGATCTGATGCGTAGTTGATACATCCACATTTAGAAAATAACTGTGAATCAAAAACGCATACATCGATTTAGCTGCTCCACGAGCAACTATTAGATATTGTTTAAGAATGAGCCGCTTTTTAATCAGTCGTTTCTCATAGTGTCCTCCACGATTATCTTTGCTCGGGACATAGACTGACCGCTCGACGAAGTAATACCAACCAAAGATCTGTTCCGCCCAAAGTTTGAATGAATCAAGAAGATGAAGATCTGATCCATCAGTTAATGTTAATTCTCCTTCACAATAACGAATAAATCCTTCAACTGCTTGATCATCATAATACATGTTAGGGTTAGCGATGAGCGAATCGATCCGATTCATCTCCTGGGAGATTTCACGGTTTACAGGAATCTCACCTCGAAGAACTGCCTCACGAAACCGACCGTAATAAATCGGTGTCGTTGTATTAGACAGGCCCACGCTAACCCTCCTCTCTAAGCGGCAGCAGCAGCTGCGGCGCTAGCTTTAATAGCTTTGCCTATCCTCTTTCTAGTTTCATTACCAGCTTCATCTGGAGCTCTACCTCCACGCTGACCAAGAAGACCGGCAACAAATTTCTGAGCAGCATTCTTTTCGTTATACTCAAGGCGCTTTACATTCTGTTCAAGCTGCAATCGCCTCGAATAATCATTGAGCTCATTATCAGAAAGAGCTTTGAGTCCACTTTTCTTTCCAACTCGTCCGAGTGAACGAGCACGAACTGCATCGGGGCTCGCCGGACGCCCTTGACCACCAGAGATCTTGAGCTTCTTTCTTTTATCACTAACAACAATTTCTCGTGGCCCAACCGTAGCTTTGCGACGAACGCCCCAACGCATTCCTTTCACACCGAAGTGTTCAAGAATGTTTTTTACAACTGCCTCGGAGGCGTCCATTCTACCTCCTATTCCTTCTCTGGCTTCTCTGGCTTCTCTGCTTCAGACTGAGGCTCCTCTTCTGGTGCAGAAATATGACCTAGTCGGATCTGTCGCTCTCTAATCTGAGCAACCTTCTCGGCCTGCTTTCGATCATACTCATCCTGAGCACTTTCTCTCTCTACACCATCACTTCCACTATTCTGCCAAGCAGACAGAAGTTCTACATTTGCAACTCCCACAGCAACCTCCTAAGCAGCTTCATCCGGGAGGAGAACGGGTGGATCTGGATCGACCCAACCCGTCTCTTCCCGATGGACATTCAGACGCCACTCGAGCTCTTCGATCTGCTTCTGCTGTGCCGCAATAAGATACGACGTCGAGGGCGGATCGAAAAGCATCCGAACCTTAAGATATACATAGGACTTGACTGCGTTGAACTGATGATCGTCGGGATCGACGAAGTCTTCCCACTCATCACCAGCATCTTCGACAGTAAAACCTTCGGTGGGTCCAACCCCCAGCTGGGTGAGTGTAGAAAGTGCGGTATTAATATGCATAGTAACGTCTACATCAAATACTGTATAATCTTCGGCAATACCCAAAACCTTCTTAGTACTATTAAGAATACTAGGTTCCATTTATCTCACCCATCTTTCTTTCTAAATTATGCTGCTGAATCTTCAGACGGTCCGGGTGGAGTAGTATCCGGAGCTGGCACAGGAGGAGAATCTGGAGCTACCTCAGCGTCATCACTCTCAGCATTATCCACCGTCTCGTCCGCATCGGCTTCTTCCTGAGGCATAGTATCTTCATCAGCAACAGGTTCCTCATCGGGAACCTCTACTTCTGACTCATCAGGAAGACCAACCGGTGTTTCTGCTTCATGTTCAGTCATGTTATCCCCTCCAATTAGCTTGATAATCCCGAGTATCGATGTGCACGAACGTACGATACAATCCTAGTCCACCTCTGCCACCACGCTTAGTCTTGCGTAGCCAATTAAGCGTAGCATGCCACTGCGCAGGAGTTCCTCGCGCGCACGTAATATCTGCCGCATGATCGTTACCATCGTGAATTGTATAAACGTGATAACTCTTACTAGCGCCACCAATTCTTCTATTATGCTCTACACTTCGAAAACCAGAATTGATTGTAACACGTCCATACTTAGCTCGCAATGGTTCTAAATACGTTCGACACAAATAACCCAAACCATTGTAATGACGAGCTCCCACCTTGGAACCATCTCTACAATCAAATTCCTCTACAACAAAGTTCTTACTCAATCGTTGACGAGTCGCCATTATTCTCCTTACCGTTTTTATGTTTTCGAACTGCTATAAACGCGGCAACTCCACTAAGCGCCGTACCAATACCTATAAGAAAAGTACCTAATCCAGCCCATGTAATTTCTAAATCAATCCACGGGACTTCCATCGGGCTTTCTCACTAAATTCACAACCCAAGTTACGGCAGCCGGAATAAAGGAGAGAGCTAGAGCCAAATAAAGAATCGTATCCGTATCTTCTACACCAACCAGCTTTGCAATCAATGCCGCCAATACAGTTGCGATTGGCATTGCCGTCTCAGCTGGATGATTCGTAATAGTTTTAGTCACCAAAGCTTTGTGTCACCTGCCTCTCTTACAATTGGACCTCTAGGAAGTAGGCTTTCATCTCCGTAATGAATAGCGTTATGCGTCTTAAGAGACGTCGTTATAAGAAAGTTCGGATCAAGAAGCCAATCATCACTATTTGTAACAGCATCTATCGTTACTGGATTCATATGATGAACTAATAGGTCTGTATGAATTTCAAATCCCAGAATGCCTAAATCACAGCCGTTATCACGAACTATGACATAATCTCTAGCACGTATCCACTCTCGAGACTTGTAAAAACGCTGGTTAATCCATCTATCAAATCCAAAAGTTGCTGTACCAACACCTCCCCGGAGTTTAAGATAGCGATATCGTTCTAAGAACGATTCTAGTTGCCGAAGCTCCGAATATGTCCTAATCTTCGACATCAGAATCAGGAGGTGGTAACTCACCCGAATATGAGCGCATTGCTTGAAGTGCTTCCAGATACAACTCTTCTACACGCTTCTGAGATTCAAGAGCCTCGATCTTTACACGAGTCAATTCGTTTTCATGCTCCAGTCGTTGCTGTTCGAGACGTTCACGAGTCGAACCCAGCTTTAGAAAATGCGTAATGACTTGAGATGAAGCTGTTCCATCACGAATCTGCTCCTCGGCAAGATCAATAGCATAAGAAACCATCTCATTCTCACGAGCTTCAGGAGTTGCTGCCGGTTTACGAGGAGTTCGTTCATCTTTGGAACGTCTTCTTCTCGCTGGCAAGCGACCTCCTCTCCTTACTTATAGAGTTCGAGCTCCTTTCCCCATACTTTTAACCCCGGAAAAAAGTGGATTGTTTGTCAGAAATATACCCCCGGGGAATTTTTGGGAAGATCGGAAGAGCACACGTCTGAACTCCAGTCACCGGCTATGATCTCGTATGCCGTCTTCTGCTT